TCCATTATCTAAAATGTCCGATTGTAATAATCCAAAAGTCCTTGAGCTTAAACTCTCGGAACTTGCTTGAGCTTTTGAAACTAAAATTTTATTTCCATTTGCTCCGCTAATATAAACAACGCTCCCCTTTGTCAAAGTTGATCCTGTCATATTTTTAACCTCTCGAACTATTGTACTGGCTTGGCTGGTTGTAGGAATATCTAAGGCAGTAATAAAAGGATTTACTCCGTCAGCTCCGTCGTTTATTAAGTCGCTCGTATTTGTAACCGCTGCCGGAATTGTAGGTTTATTTAAAATTTCAGCAACGCCACTCGTTGCGTTCCAATCCGAATTAACTTGAGCTGCCGGAATTGTTGGTTTATTTAATATCTGAGCGTCTCCGCTTGTCGCATTCCAATCAGCGTTAACATTTACCTCCGCTCCGTCTTGTATTCCGTCGAGTTTAGTTTTTAAAGTATTTGTAAAATCGTTTTGACTTAATCCATATCCATCAACCTTATCGACTTTCAAAGCGTCTTGTTGGTCTACGTATGTAATTGTCGCTAATCCGCTAATTGACGGAATAGTTGGTTTATTTAAAATCTCAGCTTTGCCACTTGTCGCGTTCCAATCGCTATTAACTTGCTCGGCTGGAATGGTTGGTTTGTTTAAAATTTCAGCAACTCCGCTCGTAGCGTTCCAATCCGAATTAACTTGCATGCCAGGAATGTCCTCAGCTGTAATAAAAGGATGCACTCCGTCCGATCCATCATTTATTAACTCGCTTGTGTTTGTGACTTGAGTTGGAATTGTTGGCTTGTTTAAAATTTGAGCAAGTCCAGTAGTTGCGTTCCAATCGGAATTAACTTGAGCCGCTGGAATTGTAGGTTTATTTTTTATAAAAGCCGGATCGGATGGAATTGTAACATCCCAATCACTTTGAATTTGCTCTCCAATTACTCGATTAATATTAATAATATATTCATTTGGATTACTTATAATTGTAACCTCATCAATTGGACTTTCAACTATTATATCTATATTGTCGCTCATATTATCTAGTTATGTCGTCGGTTATTGTAAACAATCCACTTATCCAAGTGTTAACTTGGCCGTCTTCGGTTGTCACTTGTATGTCATATTTATAATTGCACGCCGGAATATCAATAATTTGCTCATCAATTGCAAATTGTCCGTTCTCTGCGTTAAAAATAGTTAACTCAGGTTGCAAAGCAATTTCACCTCCAGCCTGTTTTCTTAATTGCATCTTAACCTCTCCGTCTGTTAAGTCGAGAGGGATTTCATTAATGTTTATTTGAAAGGTTACCGCTTTGAATGTGTCCCCTCTTTTGCTTGTAAAGTTTAAAGTCTGCGCCATTTGTCAAAAATTTTTTTAATTTCTTTATGTTTTCCTCTGTCCTCTTATCTGTTTTCCTCATATTAATATGGTTTGTCTAGCCACCATTTGCCACAAATTAAATTTGAACGCATTGGATTAACTATATTTGTTGAACTACTTACGTATTCTGGTAAATTGTTTTTGTATAACCATCTCAACATCCTGTCTTGGTACATTTCCGACTTAAGTCTCATATTGTTAACCAAATAATCAACTTCGGTTTTATCAATTGCAACCGAGTTGTCAGGTTGAGCTTTAAAAATTCCATTATTGTTTACTTTGTAAGCTCCAATAAGTAAATATTCAACCGCTGCCGCTGCAATTAAAAAAGGAACTATATATCCCTCATATAAGGTTAAATATTCGCCGGCCAATTCGTCGTCTTCAAAGTCTAAGCAAATTTTATTATAAAGAGTTTCGCCTAAAATCTCCTCTAATCTTATCCTTTGAGCGTCTGCGATGCATGGAATATATAAATCAATATCAATATTCCCGCCCAAAAGGGTGTTTTTAGTTAATTCGTTTTCTTTTAATAATATAGTTGTCGCCATTATTGTCTATAATTTGGAGTTAATGACCAAAAATTGTTGCTCTCTGAGGCAATTTGTGCCACCTCAATCTCATTCTCTTGCCATCTCGCTTTAGGTCTGTCCGCCGGATCTAAGTCTAAAATCATTTTTCGAGCCTCGTTTACGCTTATTCTCTCGTTGTTTTTACGCAAATATATTTTTCTCATCCAAAAATGTTGACAATTTACGCCTCCTTTGTAAAGCCAAATGCTATAATTATCCGCTCCGCCAGGACCAAAACCAGCATTTACAACTTTTGTTTCTGCAATTGTAATGTCTTCTTTGCGATAAGTACGTCCAGCGCTTACCATTTTATTACAAAAATCTCTTTGAGCGTTTAAAGCACCCTCGTAAGAATAACGAATTTTAAACAATTCGGTGTCTTGTTCGCTTGTTACGTTTGGGAAACTTGCAAACGATCTAGCTAAATTTAAAGTAATTTCGTTAATCTCTAAATCTTTGGTTACCGGTATCGCATCAATCTCAATCCACTCGTCCTCGTCTACAATTTCCCCCAATTTAATAAGAGCGTCAGCAACTTCGGAAAGTCCGTTGTCTTCTTTTGAACAACAAACGTGTTGACTTGCTAATTGAGTTATCGGAGCTGGTTGATTTGTAAATAATGATTGAGCAACGGCTGCTGGAATGTTAAGGAATTGAACTAAGAAAACAATTGCTTGCTCAGTTGTCAAAATTCCCTCTCTTACTTTTGCAAATATGTCAATCGCTGAGGCAATTTGCGCTCCGTTATAAGATATTGCAGCATCGTTGGCAACTTCTTGAATTGTCTCGCCAGTTACGCTTTCAACAACGTCCTCAGCTCTTAAGTTTTCAAATTGTAAATCCAAAGTTATTCCGTTAACAGCGAAAATCTCCATTAATCCGTCCAAAATTATTTCTTGTTTTGGTCGTATTACGTTAATCATTAACTCCTCAAAACCAACTTTTATTTCCTCAGCATTTGAACTGAAACCACTAGCCTCTTTTACTCCTACTAACATTGGAGAGGTTAATTTGTGAGCCGTGCAAAGTTGTTGTCTCGCCTCAGTACTTAAATAAGAATATTGCTGGTGAGCATCGGAAACCTCAAGCGCTGAAATTGTTATCTCGCTGTCCTTATTATCGTTCCAATTTAAAAAGAATGCACCGGCGTTTTGTGATCCGGTTAAGTGATTTCGGATTTGTCTTGTATTTTCTTGAATTGTCTCCGCGCTTTCTTGGACTCCGCAATTCATATTAATAATATGCCCAAAAGACAATCCTTTTTGTATGTGATTGATTGAGTAGTTACTTATTTCCTCCTCCATTTTTGCCCAAGATATTCCGGACACATAACTAGGATTTGAATAATAAAATTGCCCAACCTGATAATCTCTAATTATATAAATTTCTGAGCGTTCACCTAACCCCTCGCCAAATCCGAAAGCATCAAAGCGCTCCGGCTTGTATTTATTTACATTTGCAAAATCATAACTATAATAATAACCTGTAATGTCTCCCTCTTCATTTGCAACCTCTGGAGCAATTCTTTGCTTTGCAATATGAAAGCATCTTTGAATTTTATTGTTTATATATTTTACCTCAATTGATGACTCTCCAAACATTTCAAAATCCTTGCAAATTTTTCGCAAATCTTTTTTTGAAACTAAGGACATAATCGCAGCCCACTCGCTTGGTTTTTTTGTTTTGCCATTTGATGTCAATCCCTTACCATAAATAAATTGACTATAAGAGTCAATTATCGCCGAGTTTGTTGGTGATCCGTTATAAGCGTCAATAATAGTTTGATAAAAGCTATTTTTATCTCCGTTTAAAACCCACTTTTTACCGCTTACTTCTTTAATCTCTGGACGGATATAATTTGATAGGTTTATAATTTGTAATTTCTCCATAAATTTATATTTTTAGAACTCCTTTGTTAAGTTCAAAATTCTCAAGGTCGGTTTGTGCGGTTGCAAAAGCCTTGCCTCTATATATTAAATTATCATTTTCATTGATTGTAATTTCAAAAGATTGCCCCTCTCTTAAAATTGGCTCTTCGAAATTTAAAATTAAAACGCTATTTTGATAAAATACGCCCAATATTTCAATTTCTGTCGTTGTATCTCTTAGCTCATCCCTTAAAAAAAAGGTCAATTCTCCTCCATTATAGTTTCGAGGAATGCACTTGAATTGATAAGGCGCTGTTAAATTAAATATCCACATATATATATAACTAAAAAATAGTCTTTTGTAACAAAAAAAGCCACCGAAGTGACTTTTTTTTAAACAAACTATGAAAGAAAAATTAGGAAACAACCTGGTCGCTAACTAAAGCATATAAAGCAGTTTTAGTCGCTGAGTCCAAAAATGGACTTAAATTACTCTCCTCAGCATTAATCGTCAAAGTGAAACCTGATAAATCAGCTCCAGCTCCTCCGGTTACTTTTGTGCAGTTTGACATTGTTCCGTTAGCTGCACCAACTAAAAGAATATTTCCATTATAATCCTCTACGAAAACGTAAGGACGAGACGCGCAAATCAATTGAACTTGAGCCTGTAAGTCAGCCGATAATTTTGGAAGTGTAACCGCTAAGGCTTGAGCGTTTAAGAATGTTCCATTATCCTGAGAACTTGTTCCGGTTTCTGTTAATGTGTTTGTGGTCGCTTTAACTTCGTATTTGAAAACTTCGTCCAAAGAACCCAAGCTCGTAACTTGGTGCGCTGCAATTACAAATCCATAATCGTCATAATTTGCGAAGTATAAATTTTTGTAACCGCCTCTTTGATCTTTACATCCTAAAAGTTTTCCTTTTGATATTAGACAAGACATATTTATATTTTTTTTTATTAAAAACCGCCCAAATTAATGAGCGGTATTTATGTTAATTAATTAGTCTAAAGATAACCAAACGATTTCCTCAGCGTTGTAGTATCCAACACCTACCGCGTAAACAACTTTACCTCTAACTTTACCAGTTAATAAACCGATTTCGTCTTCGTCAACAAGTGCAACTTGGTTGTAATCAGCTGTTAAACCAGTAGCGAAAACTAAGTTTTTACGCTCGTAGATAACAACTGAGTTGTCAGGTAATCCGTTCAATACTACTAGAGTGTGACGTCCAAAAGTTAATGGAAAATCAGTATTTCCGTTACCATAAACAATCCCTTGAGTAGATAAGTAGAAAGCGTATGCTTGAGCAACGTCTGGAGAAACCGCAAGGATTAACTCTTTATTTCTTAAAGCAACTGGGACAGCGTTTAAAGCTGGTTTTAAGTATTTAGTCAATACGTTTGCCTCAGTAACCGCAGCGTCAGCGGTTGGCTTGTTAACGTCTCCGTCAGCAGCAAACAAAGTTAAGAAACCATCAAAGTTTGTTGAAGACTGCCAAATATCAGTTTCCAATTTTTCTCCGATTGCTCCTAAAACCTCAGCTTGGATTGCGTCCATTATGTCGCTTGGTGCTGTTCCGTTAGCAGCTCCAGCTCCCATAATTCCGTCCGACCAAGTCTGTCTGAAATCTTCTTTACAAACATCAAAATCATTTTTGAATTTGAAAGGCTCAATTGTGTTTTCGTTTAAAACGATTGTTCCAGCTGGAGCAAATCCGCAAGTGTAAGCAGTTGTTCCGTCAGTGTAAGCGATTTTTCTTAACGATAATTTAAAGTTAACGTTTTCAGCGATAGTAACCGCTCCTTTTTCAATAGTGTCAATCGTTTTGAACGCTTGACCGATAATCATACCGGCTGCCGAGCCGTTATAATTTGATGATACATTTGTTGTAGTTGGCATCTTTTTTAAATTTAATTTTTTAAGTTATTTAATATTTTTTGTGATCTTGTAAGTTTCACATTTTTGTTTAAAGTTTCAGCAACTTCTGGCTTTGCTTTTGTTGACGCTTTCACTTCAACTTGAGTTGTTTTAACCTCAGCAATTTGAGCGCTTAATTCGGTACGAATTGCCTCGATTTGTTTTGAAACTTCAACGCTCATATTGGTAACGATAGCTTTTATCATTTCCTCAGTTGTCATTTCAACTTCAACCTCAACGTCAGCGTCTTGAGTTTCCTCTTCAACCATTGCCTCTTTAATTTCAGCAATCATTCCCTCTTCGGTGATTACTAAAATACGTCCGTCTTCAAGTTCATGCTCTCCGATTGGAGCTGGAACTTTGTCACCATTTTCAGCAACGATAAAAACCGCTTGCCCAGCCTCAAAAGACTCAGCCTCTAAAATAGTAACACCATCTTTAAGCATCATTGTAGCCATTGTAATAACAACTTCAACTTGCTCAGCTTCGTTCGATAATTTTACCGACGCGAAACCCTCTTTTATCGCATTAACGATAGTTTCTAAATTCATATTAATTTCTGATTTTAAATTTACTTTCTCCATATCAAAGACTCCGTCAATCGAAAATCCTTTGACTTTGCCAGTCTTAACGTAGTCGTTCCAAATCTCGTCGTTATTGACTTTCATTGCAGCAAACCAAGTCCCGATTGGCTCATTAAATCCGTGCATTACGGACTTATCATGTACCTCGTCCTCTTTTATCCAAGTTTCAACAAATGTCACGTTTTGAATTTGCTCTCCCGAGTGTTCAATCGTTGAATTATTTTGATAACCTTGTTGGCTAAAATTGTGTTGAACTTTTTTAATAGTTTCCTTTGGAAATACGATGTTAAATTCGTGTCCGTCTTGTACTCTATAAATTGGTTGGTCTGGTATTAATACCGCACCCAATAATATTCTTTGCTCTTCGTTAATCGTTGCGAGTTTGATTTCCTTTTGTTTTGATAAGGTTACAAACTGAACTCCAATTGCTGGATCTGAGACTAACGAGACAGCATAAACGCCCTCGTTTTCCTCTTCATTAAATAAAACTTTATAAGTCTCCATAATACTATAACTTTTTTTTATTGTTTTGTTATAAACTTTTTTTATTAAATTGACGCGTTCGATATGATATTGCGATCCATTGCCTGAGCGGTACTTACGTCCGACGCTACGACAAAAGTCCTTAAAGGCGTTTGACTTTGTTGTCCGATTGTCTGCGCAAGTTGGTTTGTTGAACTCGATCCAACTGAATTGAAACTCGGAGCGGTCATACTTGGAGCGCTTGCGCTTGCACTTGCTGCGCCACCACTTGAGGCAGCTCCTCCGCCTCCTCCGCCACCGCCGCCAGGAATTTGAACTGAGACAATGTCTTGTACCGCTTTAAATCCGGTTGCTGCAATAATTGCAACGTTCGCAATTTTCAATCCAATTTCAAAAGGCGTCACGGTTTTAGTCGCAAGCTCTGCCGTAATACCCTGATAAGTATTTATCAAAGCCGCTGCCGCTGCCATTGCTTTCCCCGCCGCTGTATTTTTACCCAACAAATCCGCTCCTTTATTTAAAGTGTCCGACGTTTTTGCAAATAACGCTTGCTTTGCTTGAGCCTCTGCCTTGTCAATGTTAACTCTCGCAGCCGATAATTGTTTTGTCTTCTCGTTATATTGTTGCTCAGTTATTACTTTGTCGTCAAGTTGCTTTTGATAGAGAGCTTGTTCGGCATTAATTGCCTCAATCCTTGCGTCGTTTGTTGCGGTTTGGTCGTTTATGATTTTCTCGTAATCCTCGGCCTTTTTCTCATCGGCTTTTAATCTATTTTCGTCTTCAATTTCTTTTAAATTTTCAAGATGCTGTCTTCTTAAATCCTCAGTCGATTTATTATTCGCCTCTAAAACTGCCAATTTTTCTAGGAATTCCCTATTTTCTTTTTGAGCTGGAGTTTCTTTTGGTTTTAAACTTTCCAAAATTTCAGCTGCTTTAATAGCGCTTTGCTTATCCGCCTCAAGTTTGTCGTCTGCAATTTTTTTCAAACGCTCCTTTTCTTCTTCGGCTTTTTTCTTTGTCGCCTCCCTTGCGTCCTCTCTCGCTTTGTCGGCAGCCTCTTTGTTTTTACTCGCT